CTGACGAGCCGGTGATAAACGGCGTCGGGCGCCCCGCCAATGACTTCACTGAGTAGCGCGCGTTACCGCTGCTTGGCGCGCTCGGGAGCGCGCCAGCGGCCATATCCGATGCCGGATTGCTGCCGGTCTGGGAAAACAGTTGCGTGGACGCATTGAAGGTCAGCCCCGCATTCGCCCCCATGCTGCCGCTGTTGTTGTATTGAATCTGCGTATTCGAGCCTGCGGCACCCAGCGTGGACAGGAAGTAACCGGAGGTATTCGTGACCGCCCAGCCCGCTTCGTTGTAGGTGACGGACTCGCCGGGCTGCAAAATGCAGGCGAACACATACCGATCGGTTCCCGAGACGTCCACCTTGAAGGTAAGCGAGACGGCGGCCGTATCACGGTTGTAGACGCTGACGCTGGCAACCTTCAATTGACGCGAAGCAATGCCGGTAATCAGCGCGACATCGGTATTACCATTGAGCGTGCCGCCAGCGCCATCACCGGTAACCAGTGCGGTCGAGTTAACCTGCACCCAAGACGCCCAAAAATCAGGATTTGTCGTTGCTGCGGCGCCAGACATCACGCACTGCAGGATGTGAGTGTTGCCGTTGAGAATGATCATAGGCCGTACACCACGTGCGCCATGACGCGCGCTTCGCTGACGGTGCCAGCGACGGCCGCGTCGGTGTAGGCATTGGCACTGGCGAGAACGGCGGTATCAGCAGACGTGGCAAAGGCTTGCGCAGCCGCCTGTGCGGCGTTTGCTTTTGTGGTCGCATCCGTCGCGGCAGCTGCAATCGCGGCGGCTTGCGCCGCATTGGCCTTAGTCGTGGCATCGGCAGCAGCCGTCGCGACACTCGCGGCATCGCCGGCCACGCGGGACGCCGCTTCTGCGGTGATCTGCGTGTCGGTATAGGCTTCCGAGGTCACAATGGCGGCGGCAGCGGCGCCCGCCGCATCCGGCACCCAATCCAGCGCCGGGCGAATTTCCTCTTCCGCACGTATCCGCGCATTATTCCGCTGTGTAAGCTGGGTATCGCGGGTCGCCACTAACTGACCCTCGCCAGCACCCACGATTCATCGAGAACGATGGCCGGCGGGACTTCGATGGCATTGGCAACGACCGCTTCATCCAGGGACCGGCCGTAGTCCTTCATCAGGTCGTCTTTCTTGCTGCTGCTGCCGGTGATGGCTTCGCAGGTTTCGTAGGCTAGGCGCGAGGCCAGCGACTCCACGAATGCCGCATCGAACTGGCTGGCGTCGGTGATTTTCTTGACGTAGCGGATGAACAGCGGCGCCGGATAATTGGTCAGGATTTTCCGGCCTTCCAGCGAGAACGGCGACTCATCGCGGGTCCGGTAATCGGTCAGCGAGGCAACGAAGAATTCAGCGACTTGCACCAGCCGCAGGCAATCGGAAGGGAGTTGATATTCGAGGGTGAAGTTCGTGCCGAGCGGCACGGAACTCAGCGCGGTCAGTGACGCACGGCCGAGACTGAAACGCCAGGTATTCCGGCGCAGTTCCGCATCGCGGATGAGGTCGTAGTTGGCATTCATTTCCTCCGGGCCTTTGCCTTCATCCATGCGGGAGGAACAGCGCGACGTGCCCAGCTTGGACAGTGCCCGGTTGATGACATCTGTCTCGGAAGCCACAGCCGTCTCCTGAAAAACTAACTCAAACGCGGGCCGCCGTCGCGTACATGGCCGAAGGGCTGCCGCCGGTCACGACCGCTTTGATGTAGCAGGGCGGCAGTTCAAACACGAATCCGCCCGCGGCGGTCACCGGAACAGCGGTTAGCACGCCCGACGAGTCCATCGCCTGCACGCTGATGTAGCTGCCGTTCGGTCCCATGTATTGCAGCTGCACACTGGTTCCGCCAAAGGTGCCGATACAGGCGAATTGTCCCCGCCCACCCGGCCACTGCACGGCGGTTCCCGTGGCGCTGGCATTGGATAGCAGGACGACGCTCGCGGAGGTCATACCGGCACGTCCGCGCTCTGGATCACCGCGTACTCGATCGCCTCGATGCACTTGAGGATGTCGGTCTTGTCGGTGAACGCCCCGTCATGCACGCGCAGTTCCACGGTGCCGGCTTGGGTCGAGGTGGCGATGGTGACATCGGCGGCCAGGCCCGCGCCTTTGTTGGTTGAAAAGAAATGATCGGCCACGGTCGGACTCCTACGTGTAGAGGGTGTTCGTGTTGAGGTGGGCCTTGACGTCGTCCAGGGCCTTGAAAATCTGCGCCTTGGTCAGCGTGCCATTGACCAGCAAGGTCACCGAATGGGCATTGAGTGCGGTTTCGACAGCGGCCGAGGCCGTGCCAATGGCGGTGACGGCCGTGGTAGCGCCGGTCACGGCATCCAGGCCGGACACCGCCAAGGCATCATCCATCGCGGTTTGCACGGCGGCAAAGAGCGCGGTCGGACCCGCGCCCTCGGCCATGGTGGGGCGGCCGGTGACTGCATCGACTTGAAACGACTTGACCGCCATACCGCCTCCGAAAAAAGCCCCGGCACGAGGAGCCGGGGCAAGCCCTTAAACGACGCCGAGCGCGACCAGCTTCATGGAGGTCGGGCCGCCATTGAACGTGGTCGAGATGGTGGCGCACAGATCGTAGTCCTTGCACGGGTCCGAACTCAGGCCCAGCGCCTGCCACAACGGCTGCACCTGCTTGGCGAAGGTGTAGGTGCCGGACTCGTTGATCAGCTCGGTGTTGGAATCCGGGCCAGCGGTCAGGGCGAACGCCGAGACGAAGAAATCCGCATCGACCACGGCCCCGCCATTGTCGGCGGTGTCGTACAGACCCACGTCGATGGCGCCGGCCGAACTCGCATCGGCACCGGAGTACAGAAGCGAATACAGAGCTGCATTGGAAGGAACCCGGCAGAAGCGGAAGACGCTGGTCGCGCTGTCGTCGGCCGCAGAAGCGACCACGCCCCAGAATACACGCTCATTGCCGCCAGCAAGGGACGGGGGATTGATGACTCGGGGGTTCGCGACGAGGTTGGCGATAGCCGAGGAGTTGCGATTGGTGACTGCCATGGTGGGTTCTCCTTAGCTCTCTTTGGCCCAGATGCGGACCACCTTGTTCTCTTCAACGCGGGTCGCGCCGAAGGTCGCGGTGGAATAAACCTGCCACGGTTCCGAGGTCAGGTCGTGGCGGATGCTCATGGAATGCTTGATGTCATTCCACATGCCCAGGTGCATGCCCGACTTGGCCCACATCGGAATCATGCGCGCGGTGCCGCTGTCGGAGGTGCCGTTCTGCAGGCGCTCGGAGCGGATGAAGTTGGAACCGAGGAAGAAGCTCAGCTCGCCGTTTTTCAGCACCGGGGTGTCTTTCCAGCCGAAGTCGGCCGAGGTCACCTGCACATCGCTGAGCAGATTCGCCTCTTGGGTGGCGGTGATGGCGGTGGTAATCGCGTCGGTCGAGGGATCGACCTCTTTCGACTTCAACGCCTGCATGCCGGCGATGAGCTTGGCGACATTCAGGCCCGTGGCTGCCGCACCGCCGGTCAGCACGGAAATATTCCGGCCGGTCGGGGTAGCCGCCGCGTACAGCGTGGTGCCGAACGAGGTGGTCGTGCCGCCATCGACGCCGGTCTTGGCGTCCGCGAAAAAGGCGCCGATGATTTCGTCGTCCTTGGCGCGGGCGAGAGCCGCCGCCGCGGATTGGGTGAACGGGCCTTGCAGGCTGACCTTCAGGCGCAATTGGTCGAAGCTGTCGGCCATCTGGGGTTTCACCTCGTAATCCGAGGGATAGACCCAGCGCTGGTCGTTGGGGGTGTCGGTGCGGCCGATCGGCGTGTACTTGCCGACGACTTTGGTCGCGCTGATCGCGCCGACCTGATCGACCACCTGCGCGGCCTTGCCGACGTAATTGCCGGAGCCGACATGGGAAACGAAACGCGAATCGACCTGCTGCAGGAGCAGCTGCACGTTCGCGGTGTAGTCCTGGACTGCCAGGTCAATGTCACGGTCGGACATGGGAAACGCTCCACGAAAGGGAAGGAAGGGTGAGCTTCGATCCGGCGTGTCCCTTACGGGGGCCGATCTTCACGGCTTCGCGCCATGCAGTCGGCTGGCTTTCCCAGCAGTCAGCGGGCCATTTTATGGGTGTCCGCTTGCCCCGCCGTTTAGCGGGGCTACAGTCAATTCACGCTAAGTCGCGACACTTGTCAAGCGGGCAGACGACGGCGCGCTTCGGCGATTTTCGCTTCCAGCGCCTTCTGCTGATCCCGTGCCGCCGGTTCGTTTTCATGGAAGCGTTTGGCCCAAGCCGGATCGGCGTACAGGGCTTTGCGCTGTGCCAGCAGTTGGTCATGGGTTTCCTCGAACGCGCCGGTCTTGTCGCCATCGATGAACTTGCCTTCGCCCAGCATCTCGCCCAGGCTAGCGGCCCATCTCAACATCGCGGCGGTGCCGGGCTTGCCCTTGTCGTGCAGGGCATCCTCGATCAAGTCCATGACCTCGGGCGGCATGCCGGTCTTGGCGAACGCGCGCTTGCCCAGCTCCATCTTCTGGTCGAAATTGGCGCCAAACTCGTTTTTCAGCTCGGATAGTTCCGTGGTGAAGCGCTTGGTTTCCTCGGCCACGCGGGCGGTCTCGCTGGCCTGGACTTGGGCCGCGAAGTCCTGAATCAGCCCTTCCGCGGCGGCTTTGGGAATGCCGTGCTTGTGCAGTAGCGGGGCCGCGACCTTGCCGAACTCCGGATCCGGGAAGTTGTCCGGGAATTTGAACTCGTAGCCAGCAACGTCCGTGGGCACGCCCAGCTTGGTCCGGAACGCGGCCACTTCTTCCGGCGTCGCTTTCTCGCCAGGGATAGCCACCGTGCGGCCGGCCTTGTCGGCGCCGAACAGGCGTTCGAGGTTGGCATAGCTTTCCACCGCCTGCGCCGGTTCCTTCCAGCCTTTCAGGGCGGCCACGCCCTTGGCGTTTTCGGGCAGGGAATCGAGCCAGTTGGCGGCTGGCGCGGGGCTGGCATTCGGGTCAGCAACAACCGGTGCCGGAGTCGGGGTTACGTCAGTCATGGGGTTCCTCGCTATGGTCTATCAGGGTCAGGGGATCAACGTGCAAGTACTTCAAAATCTGCAACACCAGTTCACGCTTGCCCTCCATCTTCGCGGAGGCGATCGGATCAATCGACCCGTCGTTTTTGTAGCGCGTGGTCGGAGAAAACAGATTTCCGCGCCACGCTAAATCCGCCAGAACATCCTGTCCCGGCGGTGTCGGCACGCCAAACGGCGGACGTAGCCAGGAAACGAATCGCGCCCATGGCCCCGCTGGCTTGTCCCCGGCTTGCAGAAAGACAATGCGATAAGCCTGTGCACGGCGAAAGAGCCAGTTCATCAGTTGGTGGAGACGCTATTGCCGCGTGTAATCAGCGCGGCTTTGTCGGTAATGCCCTGCCCCGTGGGCGCGGCCATACCGGTGCCGGATAGGTCAATCACAACGGTATTCTCCGCAAAACCGCTGCTCGGTGTGGCAATGAAAGCAGCTAAGCAAGCGTTGACGTTAGCAGCATTCCAGCTATTGGCTTTGACGTAGAGCTTTTGCAGCTTCGCCGGACGTGCGCCGGACCAGCCGGTTGTCGCATTGTTGCTGCATTCGTACGTAGTTTTGCAGGGGACATTGGCAATCGACAGCACGCCATTGCGCTTCGTATTGTTGCAGACGTAGTAGAGCGGGGCGGTGCCGGTGACATGAGACAGCGTGTCCACGGCGCCAGCGGTGAAGCCGGAATCGACGTTCTGTTGCCCCTGACCGAGCCAGAAGGCAAATGTGCCATCGCCATAATTGCCACCACTGGTGGCGGTTCCCGCCCACGTGCAAGTCGGAATCTGCCCCGTTAGGCCAGAATTGCCATAGACCGTGAACACAAGCAACGAGGCCGGGAACGTGAAGGCAGAAATATCACCCGTTAAATGGTTTATTTCAAACGCCCAAGTGACGATGTTCGGGAATAGTGCGGGATTTGGGGGTGTGCCGGAGTGTTTCTCTCCCAATAAGTTAAGATAGGTGAGAGTGTTACGAAACGGCGCATTCACAAATGATGGCAAACGACACTCCATCGCACCCAGCAAGCCGCCAGAAAAGAGTACCTGTAACGTCGCGGGCCAATTATCGACATCGGGAATACAGCCCTGTCGATAGCCGATCTGATAGAAGGCTTCCAGTCCCGTTAATGCACTCGGATCAAACAGTGCACCAGCTGTTTCATTGCCGTTCCAGTTGTCCAGGCTCAACTCTTGAATCAACGCCATCGTACTGGCGGCGTCGAGTGTGAGGTACGAGCCAGCCGTCACTGTGTAAATATTCGTGTCGCCCGAATCATCCGCCCACGGCGGACCGTCCATGTTCTGTCCATCGGCTTTCAGACGGCGCAAACCACCCGGAGCCGGATCGGACTGGAACGCATGCGTATCGGTGTAGGTGGTGCCGATGATTTCGAGATGGTTGTTGATCGCGCCCGCAGGCAGAATCGAGTTCAAGTACGCCAACAGCGCCACGCCCTGCGCGCTGTTGGGCGCAAAGGCTGGGGAGCAGACGTAGATCTTGTAGAACATGCCCTGCGGGAAGGTTGTTCCGCCATCGACTTCATAGACCTGCGCGCCAAACGGACTCGTCCAGCCGATCGTGAAGGCTTGCCCATCAAACGGCGAGGTCATCAGTGAGCCGCCGCCGCCATTCACAGAATAATCCATGATCGCGACTTTCTTGGTCAATCGCGTGGCGAGCGTGAACACATCGGCGTCAGTCACCGATACCAGATGATTACCATTTCCGCTGGTATCGGCCACATAGCGCACGGGGTCGCCATCGGCAGTCACGGCGCCGGTCCCGGCCCGCGCTTGCTTGAGCGTGGTCAGGTCTTGGAAATCGTAAATCGCCACCGCCAGTAACGCCGGATCGAACGGGGGTGGCAGTTCATTGGGCAGCGCCCCGCTACGCGATAGCGTCTTAGCCGTGCCTTCCACCATGGATCGGGCTGTCATGCGGCCAACCCAGGCATAGCTTGTGGGGAGGTGCCGGCGACGGCAGAGGCTTGCGCCAAGTCTTTGGCGGAACTGGCGACCACCGGAGCGGCAGCCAGCAACTGCTGCAACTGCGCGGCATTGGCGTCGGCTTCGTCCTGCGCCTCTATTTCCTCATCTGTCATTAGCAGGTCCGAAGGCATGCCGCGAATCTCGGCGAGCTTTCGTAATGCTGGACGGACCTTGATGATCTTGAGTGCCCCTGGATCGACCTGCGCCAGCGCCGTCGCATCCTGCATGGTCTGAAGGATGGCGATACCCTCTTCCGCCTTTTGAGCGAGATTAATGGGGGCGGAAAACTCGATTTCGTAGGCCCCGCCGGCTTCCTTTAGCGCATCGGGCATCGGTCCAATCTGCGCTTCCAGCCACTGCCCGCCGCCAATGGCGGAGAGCAATTCAATCTCGCGCTCGATCATCTGCGCGTAGGCGGTTTGCAGGTTGCCCACACTCGGCGCCATCAGCACCCCGCGCTCCTGCACCAGCTGCAGCGTTTGTGTCGCCGTCATCTGCGGGTTGTCGCGCAGCACGTTGAAGATTTCGATGAACAGCGCGTCCTGAATCACCTCGCG